CACATCTTTTCTATACACAGACAAAAGGGGTATTTATTTTTCTAAGAATAACACACCCTTATAGGAAAATTTAGAGGACACCTAAATGGACAACAAAAGAAAACTAGAACTAGCCAAGGAGTTATCAAAACGTAAGCAACTACAGGCATACAAAGATGATTTTGAACTATTTTCTAAAGAACAAATAAGAATTATTACTAAGAACGCTTCTTCGGGCTTCGTTCCCTTCCAGTTTAACCAAGCACAAACACAAATAAACTCTCAACTAGAAGAACAGTTAGAGCAAACTGGGAAGGTCAGAGCCATCGTACTCAAAGCGCGACAGCAGGGCATCAGCACCTATTGCGCCGCTAGAGTCTTTTGGAAGACGTTCTTCACACCTTACACTCGTTCAGTCGTTATGGCGCATGATAGTGCCACTTCGGACGCTCTTTTCAACATGTCTCGTAATATTATTGACAACATGGAGGAGCCACCAGCGCTAAACAAGAGTAATGCTAAAGAAATTTTATTCGAACACAACAAAAGCGGTTATAGACTGTACACGGCTGGCGCTAAAGAGGCTGGACGAGGAACTACACCTACAATTGCTCACCTCTCAGAGGTTGGATTCTGGCAGTTTGACGAACAGATACTGGCAGGACTGTTTCAAGGTATATCTCAAGAAGCGGGAACTGAAGTAATCCTTGAAAGTACCGCCAATGGTGCTTCGGGGGAGTTCTATCGCCTGTATCAAGGGGCAATGAGAGGAGAAAATGAGTACATTCCTATTTTTCTACCTTGGTTTATCACAGATGAGTACAGAAGAACAGCACCAGAAGGAATGGAGCTAACAGAAGAAGAGTGGAGTCTACTAGAAAAGTACGATTTAGACAACGATCAGTTATACTGGAGACGTTTAAAGATAGGAGAGTCGGGGGAACGCAAGTTTAAGCAAGAATACCCCAGTAGTCCTGAAGAAGCTTTTCTAGTAACTGGTAACTCTGTTTTTGATCAAGAAAAAGTCAACAGTATAGTAGTAACTGCTCCAGATTACATCAGACACTTTGATGAAAAGAGTAATTACTTCGAAGATGCTAGAGAAGGCCACCTAGAAATGTGGATTCCTCCTAGTTTTGACGATAAGTTTATAATTGGTGCTGATGTAGCACTAGGTGTAGGGCAAGATTACAGTACAGCGGTGGTATTAAATGCAGAGAGAGAAGTATGTGCGCTTTTTAGAGATAATTTCACGGATCCAAGTAATTTTGGTGACATTCTTTTTTATCTTGGCAGGTATTTTAACAATGCTCTATTAGCAGTAGAAAGTAACTCCCTGGGGATTGCTACTCTTAATAGATTAAAGCAAATGAATTATGTAAACTTATATTATCAAACTAAAGCGGCTAGTTTACTAGACGAAGAAGGTGGTAAACCAGGATTTAGAACTACAGTTGCTACTAAACCTATGATTATAGGAAACCTTAAGCGAGCAATTGAAGAAGAAGATATACGAATAAGTAGTGACGTAATAGTAGGTGAGTTAAGGACTTATGTAGCGGCAGATAACGGCTCTACCAATGCTCTCTCAGGGAACTTTGATGACTCCGTTATGGCTCTGGCTATAGCATTCGAAGCCTACAGAACACATCAACACAAACTTACAAGTGATACAGTGTCTTGGAGGGATCGGACAGGGTATGTTGAACAGGAGAATACAAAATGGCTATAAGAGGTGATGAAAATCATCCAGGACTAAAGAATCTAGTCTCTATCAAAGACAGCGAGATGGCTGATGAGTGGAGAAAGAGAGGTCTGGAAGTGCGCCGTAAAAATAAAGAAAAGCGAGAGCTAGCTAAGCAGACTATTGTCGCTATGAAAGAACTCGGAGATGAAGCACCAGACGCTATGGCGGCACTAAACTTTGTTTTAGTACAAGCCATGGAAGATAATGACACAGATCAAATTATAAAGGTAGCTAGTATACTCGCTGAGTATCAGGCACCAAAGTTAAGCAGACAGGATGTAACTCAAACAACCCTTGATGCTTCAGACTTATCAGATGAAGAGTTACAGTTAGAGCTAGATAAGCTCACTCTTCAGTAAAGGATACTACCGTTGTCCTCACTTAGTCTGGGCCGCTAAGGGTAGGAAAGGCCCACTTATGAAAAGAAAATTTGATTTCAGTAGAATAAAAAAGAAAAATAGATATGGAAAGGACAAATATAAAAGTCCAGTAGTGGAGGGATACAATGTCAGTAGAAACTTTCCTCAAGTGGAAGATCCTCCCAAGGTTCATGATGCTGGCAAGCACATTAATGTCTTGGCGGTGCGCTGAGTGGTTCATGGATTTGCCAGACCCTACAGGAGCACAGTCAGCTTTTGTATCGGTCGTCATGGGAGTCATGACAGGTGTATTTGGAATATGGATGGGTCATGAGCATAACGGGGACAAGAAATGACAAAAGTAGAAAAAGAAATTGCTACTAGAATGAATGACAGTACAGAGATAACTATCCCTTTAAGGAATTTAGTTTCTATGATTGCAGCTGCAAGCATTGCTACTTGGGCTTATTTTGGTTTAACAGAACGTATTAGTTTTTTAGAACACAACTTAGAGCTCACAATGGAAGAAGTTGAAGAAAATGATAATTGGATTGATGAGTTTGAACCACCTAAATCTGTACAAGATACGGTTAAACGAGTTCATGACTTAGAAATTGAAATAGAAAAATTAAAGCTATTATTAAAGGACAGGGAATGAAAAGCCCGTGTATTAAAGTGTGTAAGTTAGACTCTACAAAAACATATTGTATAGGCTGTAATAGAACACTAAAACAAATAAAGGAGGCTGGTAATGGCAAGAATTGAAGTTGGTGGAGAGACCTTTAGTGGTTTAAATAAACCAAAAGCAACACCTAACCATAAGACTAAGTCTCATGCTGTTGCAGTTAATGGCCCAAGCGGTAAACCAAAGTTGATTAGGTTTGGCGCTAAAGGCGCTAAAGGTAGCCCTGATGGTACACCTAGAAATAAAGCTTGGAAAGCAAGACACCAAAAGAATATTGACAAAGGTCCAATGAGCGCGGCTTACTGGGCTAATAAGGTGAAGTGGTGATGATTAAACTTCGTTCTAGAAAACTTATGAGTGATCTTTCGCCAGAAGAACAACAGCAACGAAGACAAGAAGTTCGTGATGGAATAACACAATCCGCTGAAATGTTCACACCTTTAGGGGACGTACAAACAGTTAAAGACGCTAGTAAAGCTTTTCAAGAAGGTAGATATTTGGATGCCGCAGGTAATGCAGCTTTAATTGCTGCAGGATATACACCGCTTGGACCGTTGGCTAAACCAGTAGGTCGTCTTGTTAAAAATAGACAACGATTAAAAGGTGCTTTGCACCCAATGATGAAAAACAACCCTGCTTATCGTCAAGAAGAATTAACTGATTATTTAAATATTGCAAGAGGAAAACAAGGACCGCTTGCAGGTAAGTCTGTAGGTGCGGCTACTGCTAAAACAAGAACAGAAAAAGATCTAATTGATGGGTTAAGTCCATTTGAAACTAAATTTCAAAAAAATAATCCTGGAACTGAGTTACTTTATGTTGGCTCTGACCCTGATAAAGCAGAAGATCTTCGCGCACTTTATAGATAAGGCCAGTTTTATGGAGCGCCTGATCCAAACGCATCTAAGACCTATGGAACTGAATTGACTGGTATCCCTATGCCAAAAGGAACTATGGAAAAAATAATGTCTGATAAGCCAATTCAGGGTGCTAAAAGTAAAAGAGCAAATAATCGTGAACAAGCAATACTTGGACCTATAGGAGAAGCATACCGTAAAAAAGTAGCAGCTGAAGGTTCAAAATTTGAAAATGACGAAGCAATAGACTTTTTAGAAGAGATGTATAAAAAAACAGGGATGAAACCTTTTAGAATTAAAGAATAAAACCCAGGAGCGGTAAATGAAGACAGGAAGTTATCAGCAGGTAAAACCTGTACAAGCAGTTAAAAAGCCAGTAGAGCGTAAAACTCCACTGTCT